AGCTATTTTGATCAGCACACCAAAAGGTCTTAATCATTTTTACAAAACTTGGACCAACGCCCAAAACGGCAAAAACGGTTATGTACCAATCGAAGCAAAATGGTACGATGTTCCGGGTCGTGACGATAAATTCAAGCAGCAAACCATCGCTAACACCAGCGAGGCTCAGTGGAGAACGGAATTTGAATGCGACTTTGTCGGTAGCGAAAATACTCTTATTGCTCCGTCCAAAATTGCAAACATGATTTTTGGTGTTCCGCAAACTTCCACACCCGAAGGTTTGGACATATACGAACCGCCTCAAAAAAATCACATATATGCCATGTGCATCGACACGTCGCGTGGCGAAGAACAAGACTATCACGCGATGAGTATCATTGATTGCACCAAAATGCCGTACCGTCAGGTGGCAAAATTTAAAAACAATACCATTTCATATCAAGTTATACCACATCACATTAAAAAATTGGGCGACATGTACAACGAAGCACTTGCTTTGTTTGAAATAAATGATTTGGGTCAGGCGGTAGCTGAAATATTGCACGAAGAATTGGAATACGGCAACATTCTTTCGGTCTCAAATCGTGGCAAGCGTGGACAAAAGGCTGACGGTGGCTTTGGCAGCGGTAAAGTTCAAATGGGTGTTCGTATGAGCTACCAAATCAAAAAAATGGGCTGCAGTTTGCTCAAAGATATGGTAGAAAATGACAAGCTAATAATTCAAGATTTTGATACAATTTCAGAATTTAGCACGTTTGTAGCTCGTGGAGCCGGATACGAAGCCAACGAAGGCTACAACGACGACTTGGTGAGTACTTTGGTGTTGTTTGGATGGTTGACAACCCAGTCTTATTTCAAGGATTACACCAACAGCGATGTTCGTCAAAGAATTTATGAAGAACAAATAAGAAAAATTGAAGAACAGGTGATGCCATTCGGCTTTTTCAACGATGGTGTAGGCGCAGACGACGACAATATCGATATTTTCGACGATCGTAACGAAAAACAACGCCGCGCCGACGATATGGAACTTTGGAAAGACTAAAAATAGAAATTTTATAAATATTCATAAAATACTATCGTAATACATTGGTGTTATTGGTACATTCAAGTATTCCAAAGGAGAATAATAATGGGTTTTCAAATCAGCCCCGGCGTTAGAGTAGTCGAACGCGACCTCACCTCCATCATTCCGGCAGTAGCAACCACACCCGCTGGTTATGTTGGACTTTTCAATTGGGGTCCAGGTAATCAACGCATCGTTGTATCGAGCGAAAACGATCTTTATCAGCTGTATGGTGGTCCCGACAATTACAATTACAAGCACTTTTTCACAGTTGCAAACTTTCTTCAGTACGGCAACAATATTCAAGTTGTTAGATTTTTACAACCAACCAGTGGCGCAAGAAACTCTGTGGTTGGTTTAAGTGGATCGTCTGGTTCAACCGCAGGCGTTTTAATTGAAAATGCAGATCGTTATGAAAATCTTGTTGGCGCATCGAATTACACTACAAATACATCCACGTATTTTGCTGCCAAATACGCTGGTGTTTTGGGAAACAGCTTGCGTATTGAAGTCTGTGACAGCGCAACAGCATTTAACAGTTGGAGTCTTAGTGGTCAATTTGTAAGTGCTCCTGGAACGTCTTTGTTTATAGAAAATGCAAAAGGCGGATCTACTGCATTTTATGGTGATGAAATTCACGTTGCAGTTATTGATGCCAACGGCAAGTTCTCGGGTGTTACCGGAACAGTTTTGGAAGTGTTTGATGCTCTTTCCAAGGCTAGCGATGCTCGCAAGTCGGATGGTAGCAGCAATTATTACAAAAATGTTATCAATGATACTTCCGCTTACATTTACTGGATGAACCACATTCAGGGTATCGGAAACTATACTTCCGAAAGCACATCGTTCGGATCGATTTCTCTCACAGCAGGCGCAGCAGCAGCTGGATCCACAGCTGGATTGTTCATCGCCTCGTTTACTGCTGGTACTCTCGCAGAATCAATAACGGGTGTGAACAGCAGCGATCTTGGAGCAGCATACGATGATTTCTTTGGCGATCCAGATACAGTAGACGTTTCGCTTCTTCTTGGTGGACCGTTGACCGCTGCAGGCGCAGCAGCCATGTGCGAAGTTGCTCGCGATCGTAAAGATTGTGTAGCATTTGTATCGGCACCAAACGACGAAGTGTTTGCTGGTAGAACCGGATCGGCTGCAGATAAAAACACTATTGCTCAAAATAATGCAATTTCATTGAAGACCAGTGTCGGCAGCAACAGCTATGCATTTATCGATAGCGGTTACAAGCAAATGTACGATCGCTACAACGACATTTATCGTTATGTTCCACTCAACGGCGATATTGCCGGTCTTGTGGTTCGTACCGACGAAACCAACGATCCTTGGTGGTCACCAGCCGGTTTCAACCGTGGAAACATCAAGGGTGTAATCAAGCTTGCATGGAATCCTACACAAGCTTATCGCGACAACATTTATCCCAAGGGAATCAACCCAGTTGTTACGTTCCCAGGCGAAGGAACCGTGCTTTACGGTGATCGTACCGCACAAACCAAGCCAAGCGCATTTGATCGCATCAACGTACGCCGCTTGTTTATTGTTCTCGAGAAGGCAATTTCGATTGCTGCCAAGTATCAACTCTTTGAATTCAACGATGCATTCACTCGTTCGATGTTTGTGAGCATGGTTGAACCGTTCCTTCGCGATGTGCAAGCTCGTCGTGGCGTGTACGACTTCAAGGTCATTTGTGACGAAACAAACAACACTCCAGAAGTCATCGATAGCAACCGTTTTGTGGCTGATATCTATATCAAGCCAGCACGCAGCATCAACTTCATTCAGCTTAACTTTATCGCTACTAGAACCGGCGTAAACTTCGAAGAAGTCGCCAGCCTCACCCGCCCCGGAGCACTCTAAAAAATCGATAAATACTTAAAGGAACAAGGAGTTCTGTAACAAATGAACATTCAAGAGTTTAAAAATAAGTTAACAGGTGGCGGCGCACGCGCAAACTTGTATCGTGTTAACGGTACATTTCCTGCCGTATCGGTCGCAATATCTGGTACAAACCCAGCCAATGATATTCAGTTTCTTTGTAGCGCAGCCAGCATTCCAGCTGTAACGGTTGGAACCGTAACAACATTCTTCCAAGGAAGACCTTTGATTCTGGCTGGCGATCGCTCGTTTGCGGCTTGGACCATCACGGTTCTCAACGACACCGGATATCCTCTTCGCAAAGCGTTCGAAGCTTGGAGCAACCGCATCAACAGCGTCGAAACAAACGTAAGCCGTTTGGGTCTCAGCGAATATGCACAGCAGTGGCAGGTAACACAACTTGATCGTCAAGGTCGCGACGTGCAAACCTATCAGTTTGTTGATTGTTGGCCATCCAACATCAGCGATATTGCGCTAGATTACGGTGCAAAAGACGCTATCGAAACGTTTACCGTAGAATTACAGTATCAGTACTACCAAATCGGTGGTGGAGTAAGCACCTAATACAGCAAAGCAATATTATGGAATTTAAACTTTTTGGTTTAAAACTTGGTAGCAACAAAAAACCGCTGTCTTCGAGCGAAAGCAACAAGATTCGGCGGTCTTTTGTTTTGCCGCAAAACGACGACGATGCAGTGAGCATCGAAGCCGTTGGTGGCTTTTTTGGTCAGTATGTTGATTTTGATCATACGACACGCAACGACGCAGATTTGATATACAAATATCGTGAAATGTCGATGCATCCCGAATGCGAAGCGGCAATAGACGATATAGTTTCAGATGCTATTGTCAGCGAAGAAAATTCGGCTCCAGTAAAAATAATATTGGATGCGGTCGAATACAGCGATGATATCAAACGTCGTATTATCAAAGAATTCAACAGTGTGCTTTCTCTTTTGCAATTTCAAACCAAAGGATACGAAATATTTCGTAGATGGTACATCGACGGAAAGTTGGTGTACCATATTATTGTAGACGAAAAAACACCCGAGCGAGGCATCGCAGAACTTCGTTATGTTGATCCAGTAAACATACAAAAAGTAAAGCAGTACAAGCGTGAATTGAATGCTCAGGGTCAAAGAATCATAACGGGCGCAGACGAATTTTACGTTTACAGCAAAGATGGATTCCGAACCGGTATGCACATGAATACCGGAACAAACAGTGTTTCGAGTGCTCTCAGAATTTCTCCAGATGCGGTGGTTTACATCACTTCTGGTCTTTTTGACAGCCGAAACAAGCGAACTGTTGGATACTTACACAAAGCCATAAAACCACTCAATCAATTGCGCATGATGGAAGATGCTGTGGTGATTTATCGCCTCAGCCGTGCACCCGAACGTCGTATCTTTTATATTGACGTTGGTAACTTACCCAAGCAAAAAGCCGAGCAGTATGTTCGCGATCTTATGAACAAGTATCGCAACAAGCTGATTTACGATGCAAGCACCGGTGAAATTCGTGACGATCGTCGCCACATGAGCATGTTGGAAGATTATTGGCTTCCGCGTCGTGAAGGTGGCAAAGGCACCGAAATCACTACACTTCAAGGTGCACAAAATCTTAGCGAACTCGAAGACGTTAAATATTTTTTGAAGAAACTGTACAAGAGTTTGAATGTTCCTCTTTCGCGCATGGACGGCGAACAAAAGAGCTTTACAATCGGCAAGAGCACCGAGATAACACGCGACGAAATCAAGTTTGCAAAGTTTGTGAATCGCTTGCGCAACAAATTCTCGGAATTGTTTTACAATCTTCTCAAGACGCAACTCATCTTGAAAAAGGTTTTAAACGAGCGCGAGTGGAACCGTATCAAAGATAAAATATTCTTTGATTTCTTGAAAGACAGTTATTTTGCGGAACTCAAGGAAAATGAAGTTGCTCTCGAGCGAGCCAATGTTCTTGGTCAGCTGCAATCGTATGTTGGTGTTTACTATTCTCAATATTGGATTAAAAAGAACATATTGGGATTGAACGATACTGAAATCGAAATTATGCAGATGCAGATTGACAAAGAAAAAGAATTGGAAAAGCAGAAACAGCAAGCCGAAGCTGAAGTGGAAGCTCAAAAAGCGCAAGAACAAGCTCAAGCCGAAGTTGCCGCCACCCAACCTGAAGCACAACCCGAAGTTCAACAAGTTGCTGCAGAACAACCAGCAGCCGAACCGCAACCCGAACAATCTCCAGAACAACAACCAGAACAACCAAGACTTTAAGGCACACGCATGAAAAAGTTTTCAGACATACGTCAACGCAACTTAAATGAATCTGTTTTGTTGTACGCCAACTATCGATCGATACCAGCCGAAGATAGCCCAAACGCACCAGAAACCGAACAAACAACGGTTCTTTCAAAAATAAAAGCTGCATCCGATTCTGAAACTCCTCAAACATTCAAACTTCGCGACGGAACTATCGTTCAGGTTAGCGAAAACGAAGCTAAAGAAATAGTGTACACATACGAAGAATTGAATCAAGACAATCAAGCTATTTTTGAAAATTTATTGAATGAAAGCGTTGAAACTTATTCTAAAATTGTTGATTTTTGCAGAGAATACAACAACTAATGGCGGTAACTCTTTCAACATTAAAGTTCAAGGGTCTCACCAATTTTACCGGTGACGCTGATTATTTGAAATACAATTCAAACTCAAATGGGTTTCAACTTGCAACCACACCATACGAAGCAACCTACAAGTTGGATTTTTTGAATCATTCGGCTTTATTTTATTTTTATCCTACAACTGGCTTGTTGACTAGTACATTTCCAGTCGCAACAACTTATGCTGGAAAATATCGAATAAACTTTATTTGGTCGACTTTGAATCACACTTTAAAATTTCAATATTATGAACCAGCAGGATCAAATGCCCTGAATGTGATGGATATATCGTCGAATG